GTAAACATATTACGCCGGGTACGCACGACGATCGCCAGCAAAAAGGAAACATACATTTGCTATGCCTTAGATAGGCTAGCCTCTAATTACGGGTTCAAAACGGACCATAAGCTTTGCAGCAGCGCTCTGGTAGCACTTATCGCAGAACGGCTAGGAGATAGCGCAAGCCTAGAGGGTTGGTTAATTCAAAACCAACATGTTCCTTACAGCAAACCCGTATCAATAACCGGAGATAAAAGGCTATCTGAAAGAGCACGTATCACCCGGCTTGCTTGGATTGATTCATTGATTGAGGAATTTTCATAACGCATGCAAGGCCCAACAGCTGAACTGGCAGTAAAGCAAGAACTTTAGACAGACAATAGGAACTAAAATGGCACACGAATTAGACATTATCAACGGCAAAGCATCTATGGCCTACATGGGCGAAACCCCTTGGCACGGCCTCGGAACCCGACTACAACCGGGGATGACCATCCCAGAGTGGCGCACAGCAGCAGGCCTCGACTACACGGTTGAGTCGGCCACTGTGCAATACCAAGACAGCACGGATAACCCGCGTTTTTACGACACCAAGCGTGTACTCTACCGCTCTGATACGGGCAAGCCACTCTCAGTAGTCGGCAACGGTTACAAAGTCGTACAGCCCGAACAGGTCATGGACTTCTTTGAATCTTTGACAAAGAACTCCGGTTTTGAAATGGAGACAGCAGGTGTACTCTTCGAAGGTAAACGAATCTGGGCCTTGGCTCGTGCAGGCGAATCCAAATTCGTTGGACGTGACGAAATCCGTCCATACGTACTTCTCGCTACGTCGTTTGACACCAGTATGGCTACAACCGCCCGATTTACGTCCGTCCGGGTGGTGTGTAACAACACACTCACCATGGCACAGTCGAGTGGTGTAGACAAGTATGGCCTCTCGGTACACCACGGCAAGGTGTTCAACAATACCAAAGCAATCTTGTCGTTAGGCGTACAGGACTCGAAGTTCGGTGAATTTATCACATCGCTGTCAACCCTAGCCGACAAGCAGCTTCACGAAGAAGAAGCATACGAGATGACCAAAGCCCTTGTCCAACCCAAAGGAAAACCAGCCGGAGACAGGACATTCAGCAAGATCATGGCGCTGTTCAACGGCGGGGCCATCGGCTACGACCAGTCTGGTGGTAACACAGCCTACACCTGGCTCAACGCCGTGACCGAAACAGTTGACCACCACCGTACCGCTGGCGTGGCTATGTTCGGTGCCGGTGAAATGCTGAAGAATCGGGCCTTAGAGCTCGTCAGTCAAGGCTGATACCCTACCCCATCGGGTGACAATAAAACGTCACCTGGTACCAACCTGATACCCACTCAGAGGATATATGTACGAGACAACCTTCTTTATTCTAGCGGTACTAATTGTTGCTTACGCAATCTACCTCGCCAAGAAAGATGATGATGACAACTGGCCTACCGGAGGAACTTGAGATGAAAGAAGAAGAAAACGAATGCGACTATTGCGGGAAAACCTACCACGGGCCAAATACGGGAAAGAATTTCCACGACATCGGATTCGTATGCCAAACCTGCTACGAAAATAAATGGAACGACCCCACGGGATACTGTTCACCCGCCTGCTGCATGGGTCACGGCTGCGACCATACCTGCTAACGGAACTTAAGATGAAAAGACCAGAACTAACCCCAGGTGGCCTCGCCATCATAGCACGCTCGGTAACCGACCCGGCGGCCATTGGTAAGATCGTGACCACATTAAAGTATCTACCGGCACACCCTTTCACATCCATCGGGACGAAAACCGTGGTAAAACCGGGATGGACAATCGAACCACGTTACCTAAACAACATAGGCAAAATGCAAGGAATTCAAGCTGTCAGTAACTTAGAACCAATCGGAGACTTCCAAGGTGATGACCCAACGCTTACCTGGGCTGGACATCCAGAGGAGCTAACCGTATGAGGAACGTACATCTAGAATTGAACATCGACAAATTGATCGACGACTGCGACAATAGCCGCGACAGGGTTCAGGCAGCTATCGGTCGATTAGCCACCTACAACATGACGTACGACACGGCATACCTGTACTCGTTCCACCCAGGAGAAATTACGGCCTGTTACTCCCGCCTGGAAGAGCCGGAAGATAAGCAACCTTTCGTAATCTGTGCCGTCTACGACAAAAAAAAGGAAGCCTTTAGCTACAACTCATGAGCCCGGTAGAACAATTCTGGCAAGCTATCCGCGCAAAGTGGACAGCCGAGCTACCCGAGTGGCAGAATCTTGGGCAGAACCAACAGTTGATGCTCATCCAAGGATTGAACATCCTGATCACAGTTTGTAAATCAGTAGAAGGAAAAGAGAAATGACCAAACCAGAACTCCTCTATATAGACGAATACGGCGCGCACCTCAGGGCGAAAACACTACGGGAGCTTCAGAACAAGGCAGGTGGCGGTCGAATATCGAAAATGTACCTTGGGGAAAAGCACATAGGCTATGTTGTGGGTCAGCGGTGGTTCACGGCATACAAACCCGTAGTATTTGGAGAATAAAATGGCCATGTTTAACGCAAACATAGACGAACTGAACAGTGTTATAAAAGACCTTGATGACGACGGCGAAGTATACTCGTTAACCCTACAAAAAGCCAGTATTAAAGAGCAAGTCTGGGTAATGAGCCTGAGCAAAGTACGTGTAAAAATCACCCTAAACCGAGACGGGACATGGGCCGCCACCGTGGTAATGGACGCAGCATAATGAAACTCTACGAACTACCCCGATTTTCCCACTTCACTCTCAACGAGGAACCCCGAGTACCGCCCGACGGCAACGACCCAGGGCACACAGCTGCTGTGTACTACTTTAATCACGTCGACGGGATGTACTCTTACTGCACCCGCGAAAGTACCGTATTCCACTTCGCTGCATGGACTGAAGTAACTAAAGTAGAATAAAATGAAATACATCCTGAATAAGAAAATGCTCGAACGCTGCCTAGGCGCGCCACTCTGGGATGAATATAGCTACCCAACAAAAAATCCTCTACCAGAAGCCCTACGGGACTACCTAGAAAACTGCCTAGAAGGTGGTTTTGCTGACGACTGCGACTTCTTAAGTGACGACTGCCACTATATCACAGTATATGAGTCAATCGAAGAGTGCCAAGAACTAGACGAGGAAGATTGCTTTGAGGTAGCCCACCTACTTGACGGGTGGTGGGTAGCTCTCCTGATTCTCAATAACGAATCGGCCATCACCTACGTCATGAACGATAAATACGTTTCAGAAAAGCTTCGGGCAAGCTTAAACGAGGCCGCATAATGAAACACAACTACACATACCTCGCTGGACCCATCGAAGGACTCACCCCAGAGCAGCAAACAAAGTGGCGTAACCAAGCGACAGCTATGCTAGCAGCCAGAGACATCATAACCCTCAACCCGTGCCGAAGGGCCAACTTCATCCTGGACACGAGCCCCTACGCTGCCAACCGGCTCTTCAAATGCGACCTCCAAGATATCTCCAACTCGACGGTCATCCTAGCTAACCTCTCAGATGACCTCCCCGGCAAGAAGTGGGGAACAGTAGCTGAGATCGCCCACGCCCATACCCACAACAAGATCATCATAGTGATCCTCGCTGAAGGCCAGTTCCACCATCCGTTTATCTCGGCGTACGCTACCGAGATTCACACATCGCTACACGCAGCTGTTGAGGCTGTTTGGGAGTACTACCTTTGATCGCTGTGGTATCTATTCTCATCGTCTATTTCATCTGGTATAAGGTATCTTTTAAATGACCACCATAGGAACAATCTGGGGGCTTATCGCGTCGGTTGTTTTGATATACGCAGCAGCCGAACCGCATATCAGGCGCAGGGCAGTTTTGAAGGGGTACAAGGGATGCTAGCAACCATCTGGACAATCCTACTATGCATCGGCAGTGTCTGCTTGATGTTACAATGTGTTAAACCACGAAAGATTCATATCTAATGTCTGACTTCTACGACGACGTTTGGGCTACGCAGTTCAAAGCACCGCCACCAAACAAATGGGCCATCAACCATGATAATGCGTCAGGTAATGATATCCGACAACAAGAGGAAAGCAAGATAGAACACGAAGAATTCGAAAAACTGGTAGGTACAATCCTAGACCAGGTATCACCCGTTCCAACAGACCACATCAACCCCGCACACTACCAAGATGTAGTGCCTGGTCTCCAATACATGGATTTAATGATCCCGATGTTGAAGCGGTTCACTGGGGTAAAGGCTCACCTGATGGGGCAGATCTACAAATACCTCATGCGGTCCGGTCTGAAGGATCCTGTGGTGCAGGACCTTAAGAAGGCGCAGTGGTATCTGAATTTCCTGATTAAGCATCTAGAAGAAAACAAATGACCGACTCCGAGTACATCACTCAGCTAGTGAAGTCACTAGACCTAGCAAACGCCACGATCATCCAATACAAGCAACAAATCAGGAACAACATGTCTGCTCAACACTCACGCAGCGAAGCCGGTATCAACGACTACCTCAAAGAGGCCGACAAAGGTAAAGAAACGATGCGGGTGCCCGTCGAAGTGATGAACGCGCTGCTCGACCGGATTCGTTTCCTGCAACAGAAGCTGGCGGAGGTCGAATGAAACCGATGCTCCTGCCAAGGGAGTGCCCCGATACCTCAGCCCTCTCCTACCCGATATTTTCTACGCCAAAGCTGGACGGTATCCGAGCGCTAGTGAAGGACAACGTGGTCCTGTCTCGAACGCTGAAGCCTATCCCTAACAAATACGTACAACAGCTTTTCGGGAAGCCGGAGTACGAGGGTTGTGATGGGGAATTGATCTACGGGTCTCCGACCGCTGATGACGTCTACCGAGAGACCAACTCGTTTGTGATGTCCCACGACAAGGTGTGCAACAACATCCGATACCTCGTGTTCGACTTCTGGGATATGACAGGTGTGGACTATCTAGACCGGTCTCGTTCGCTTAACCGATTCGCCTGGGACACCCGCGTAGACGTTGTGTACCCCAACCTGATGCTCAGCGAAGAGCATCTTCTAGACGAAGAGCACACACGCATCAACATGGGCTACGAAGGTTTGGTCCTTCGATCTGGAACAGGCCTGTACAAGCATGGTCGGTGTACCCTGAAAGAAGCCAACTCGTACAAGCTCAAACGGTTCCTAGACTCGGAGGCAGTAATTCTAGACATCGTAGAAGAAATGAAAAATGAGAATGAAGCAACGACAAACGAGCTAGGCAGAACTAAGAGGTCGATTAGCAAAGCGGGCCTGGTTGGTAAAGGGACAATGGGTGCACTCCATGTCCGCGATGTAGAAACAGGAGTAGACTTCTTTGTCGGCTCAGGTTTCACAGCTGGAGAACGCGCTCAATATTGGGATATCGGATCAGTTATCAAATACAAATACTTTCCAGTCGGGGTTAAAGACAAACCACGGCATCCGATATACCTCGGGATGCGAACACAGGGGACATAATATGGTTGACTATATGGAGCGAATTCATCGAATTAGCCAACAGGTACCGAATCGCTGTGGCTAAGGTTGTGTCTCAGGCCATAGAAATAAAACGGCTAAAGACGGCAGATGAATCCTTTAAAAGACGGGTAGCTGTCCTAAAACATCAATACCGCGCAGAACAAGAGGAACATCGATGGCCAGCATGACCCCAACAGTCGGTACCTAAAGCACCAACGGAGAGAAAATGGAAGAAGTAGTTGTTAAGTGTATCTTTAGATTGAAAATACCGCAGCCATGCACACCGGAGGCGGTCCTCAAGGTGTTAACCGACTGCCTGGTTAACCTAAACGGGTTATCTGAAAAAGAATCATTCGAAGTAATTGAAATTGACCTATCAGAGGAACTGAAATGGGTAAAGAAACAAAAACACAACCACAACCTGCTGGCAAACCCGGAGTGGTTGTCAAAGACAGGCCTCTAACCCGGTTTGAAAACATCTCAGTATCGGTAGTTAGCTTGGGCGGCAACATCGCCTGGGTCAAGACGCTATTCAACGATATCCTGGCGGATTTTGTGATGCGAAAGGGCATATACATCTGTGATCAAAAGTGGAAGGTAGATATCGTGTTCGGGATAATGGGCACAGGCGAGGCAGGCGTTACACTAACAGCTACCGAAGCTAACCACATCCTGATACAAGTAGCCGCGCCGTGGATGGAAGACAGCTTCGAAGAGAACTGTGACGACGACACACCGCTTATGCGCCAATTTCTAAACACAGTATGCCACGAGTTCGTACACGCATGCCAGCAGCTTACCTACACAGATGGGTTTCCTATCAAGGGTATGTCCTTTGACCCGCAGGATAAGCAAGAGGCCTACTACTTCGACCCAAGTGAGGTGGAAGCGAGAGCCCTCTCTGATTTCTACCTGGCTAGGTACCTAAAATGACAAAGAAGCGGCTGCTCTTTGACATCGAAACAGACGGCCTCTACGAAAAGGTAGCAACAGTCTGGTGTATGGTGACGCAGGACGTAGATACCAACGAGGTACTGTGTTACTCGGACTACGACGACCGACTACCAAACCTAGATATCGGCCTAGCGGCACTACACGCAGCTGACGTTCTCATCGGTCATAACTTCATCAACTACGACATCTCGGTACTCGGGAAGCTACGAGGTTGGTCACCCTTGCCACACCAGCGGCTCCTTGATACCTGGATCATGTCGATGGTCAATCGATACAGGAGGGACCACCTGCACGGTCTCGGTGGTTGGGGCCAACATCTCGAGTCGCCTAAGGGTAAGTACGACGACTGGACCAAGTACACCCGCGATATGCTCAAGTACTGTATCCAAGACGTTGCCTTGAACGTGAAGGTATACCACGCAGTAGCGCAGGAGGCCAACAAGATTTCTCGGAGGTATCCCCTGTACGCGAAGGGTCTAGAAGTCGAAATGAAGTTCGCTCAGATCGAAGCTGAGATTAGCCACACAGGGTGGCGATTCGATATGCCCGCTGCCGAAGCGCTCATGCTACGGTTAGAGACACGGATGGCGATCATCGAGCAAACGCTTGAGCCAATTATCGGGGCCAGATGCATAGCCATCGACGGTAAATCCGAGTTTAAGACACCGATCTGGACCAAGTCTGGGAACTATGCGATCAATACTGTTAAACACTTTGGGTACCCCATCGAAGCGGGTCTTGACGAGCGACCACTCGAAGGGCCATACTCGCGAGTGGAATTCGTGCAGGGTAAGCTTGGCACTATCACGGTTGTTCGCGATTATCTATACAGCATCGGGTGGGTTCCAGACGAGTGGAACACCGAGAAGGTAGGTAATAAGTGGATCAACACTACGCCTAAGATGAGCGACACCTCGTTGTCAATACTTGGTGAAGGAGGTACGATGGTCTCGGAGTACTACACCATCCGGGCGCGGAAAGGAATCCTCGAGGGATGGATCAAGGCTGCGTCGGTAGACGGTCGCTTACATGGCAACATGTGGACCGTAGGAACGCCTACCTTCAGATGCCGACACGAGGTCGTAGCCAACATACCCTCCGTGGATGCACCATACGGGCCAGAGATGCGGTCCCTGTTGATTGCTGAAGAAGGGTGTTCATTAGTAGGTGCTGATTCGTCTGGCAACCAGATGCGCGGCCTATGCCACCTGCTAAACAACCAAGGGTTTACCAACGAGGTGATCAACGGGGATGTCCACCAGCGGAACGCGGATGTGTTGGGAGTGAGCAGGAAGCTAGCGAAGCCTTTTCTCTATGCGTTTTTGTTTGGTGGGGGTAAGGGCAAACTAGGCCAGATCCTCACAGGCGCTACCAACCCGAAAGCGGGTGCCAAGGCCCTAGAGAAATTCCAAGATTCCATCCCAGGAATGAAGGAACTAAAGGAGTCTTTAGAGTCTCAGTTCGAGGAATCCTCTGCTGCTTTCGGAGAACGAAACGCGTTCATCCGGGGGCTAGACGGGCGAATCGTATTCACGAGCTCCCCGCACATGGTACTCAACTACGCACTCCAGACGATCGAGGGGATCACCTGCAAGGCGGCAGCTGTGTATATGAAAGAGAAGCTGGTTGCGAATAAGATACATCATCAGTTTGTACTTCATATGCATGACGAGTTTTGCTTGGTAGTCAAGGATGAAGACGCTGAACAAGTATCCGAATTAGCTGTAGAAGCATTTACTGAGGCCCCCAAGTGGTTTGGAATTGAATGTATGGGCGGGTCATCCCACATAGGTAAATCATACGACAAGGTACATTAATGAACGAAGAAGAAGAATACGAAGACGAGTCAGTAAACCGGGTCATCATCGATGCTGACTCTATTATCTACGGCATCGCTGTATCCAAGAAAACGCCCAACCAGTGCAACTCAATGCTCGATCGGGCCATCGAAGAGATCATCTCAACGTGCCAAGCGAAGGAAGCATTCGTGGTAATCAAGGGGTCGAACAACTTCAGACACAGGGCAGACCCGCTGTACAAGTCCAAGCGTAAAACAGACCCGGACATCAAGAAGCGGGTAGCGAAAATGAACGAGTACGCTGCTGACTTCGCAGTGATCTCTGACGGTGGCGAAGCCGACGACTACTGCCGTGTTATCGCCGGGGATGTCACGGGTACGACCATCATCGCTCATATCGACAAGGACCTCGATTGTATTCCAGGTGACCACTACAACTACCACAAAGACAAGAGGTTCTTTTACCAGGTAAAACGAGAAGACGCCTACCGCTGGGAAATCCAACAGATTATCACCGGTGACGGGACAGATACTATCAACGGTATCTGGCGAGTAGGTCCGGTTAAAGCCAAGGCCATGATGGAAGGTGTGTCCAATGGACAACTTCTGGACATGGTACTACAGCTGTACCGCGAAAAAGGCTCAGACCCAGAACACTTTACCAGGGCCGCTAACTGTATCTACCTACGAGAGAAGCGGGAAGACATCCGGGTGCTCACCTACGAAGAACTAATTGAAAGACTGACATGGAAGAAGACACCGGCCACTGGATCTCACTCACCGACCGACCAGACGGAGCCATCGGGTTCATCTACCTGATCCACAACGTTGCCACCGGGCAGCAGTACATCGGTAAGAAAAACCTGGTCTCCTACCTAACCAAGCCACCCCCGGCTGGTAGGACCAGGAGAATCAAGATGCATAAGGAATCTAACTGGAAGTCCTACACATCGTCGTCGGATAATCTCAACCGAGACATCAGAGAGATCGGCCATGAGTGCTTCTCGTTTGTTGTCATCGAGTGGTGCAAATCAAAGAGCATGATGACATATCGAGAATGCCAGGAGTTGTGGTTGAATGAAGCGCTGTCGCGAGAGTTGGTACCCGGAACCGAGTTACGAAAATGGTACAACGAAGCGATTTCTGCTGTAAAATTTTTGAAGCCCTTGAAATGAAACAAAAGAAAACGGGTAGGTAACCAAATGAGAATGTGTGATTTCAAATATAGTGTTACATTTAATAGTGGTGAATACGGTGTGGGTGATGAGCATGAATCTGATGTTGACTACTTTGGGAACAACCTTGAGGAGCTGATAGATGAGGTATTACAAAATGAAAAAGGGGACAAGCTCGCTTTCTGGAAGGTAAACAAAATTTATGAAAAGCCATGCGTAGGTGTCTTTGCAGAGGAAGCTGATGACACTAAAGGGGCAATTGCAGTACTATATGAAACATAAAGAAAAACCACCAGAGGAAAAGCCAGAGTACCTTGATCTGAAATCTGAATTTGCTAACAAGCATTCGAAGAAACAAAAAGAGAAGAACGAGGCATCCAAGCGTAGACACCTGCTACGCGATGCCCGTGACGACAACGACTGGAACTGATATGTCTCGATGGATCCACGCGCCATGCCCAAAGACAGACTGCGGATCGCATGACGCATTCAGTTACAAAGACGACGACAAGTTCGGCTACTGCTTCTCCTGCGCTAAGTCCTCCCCGATCGACCCGAATTACGTACCAACAGAATACCACAAAGAGAACTATGACATGCACCCTATCGAAGACATCTACGGATACGCCACCCGTGGATTCAAAGAACGAGGTATCACTAAGGCCACAGCAGAGCACTATGGCGTCAAGGTCAGCTACAACGCCGAAGGTGAGATCGCGTCTCACTTCTATCCGTACACGAAGGACGGGCAAGTTGTCGCCTACAAAGAACGCAAGCTACCTAAACAATTCATCATCCACGGAGACTTCAAAGGTGTACAACTTTTTGGCCAGAATGTTGCCCAAGGTAACAAACGCATTATCATTTGTGAAGGCGAGCTGGATGCTCTTGCCGTGGCTCAATCTGCATTTGACAAATACGGACGGTACTACCCGGCGGTCGCCCTTCCATCCGCGTCGGCAACGGCGCTGATTATCGAGCAACGAGAGTGGCTCAGGACATTCGCCGAGGTCATCGTCATGACAGACATGGACGAGCCGGGGCAGAAGATAGCTAAGCAGATCGCTAAGATCGTGGGATACGATAAGGTAAAGATCGCCACGATGTCGGAGAAAGATCCGTGCGATTTACTGGTTAAGCATGGTGGACAGGCTGTACTAGCAGCTATGTTCGATGCTAAGCTGTTCTCACCGGCGGGTATCGTCTCGGGACAGGATGTCTGGGAACACTACAAACGAAAGCAAGCAACCTCCTCTGTACCCTACCCTGCTTGTCTCCAAGGGTTCAACACCATGACCCAAGGTATGCGCCTTGGAGAGATCGTGCTGTTCACCTCGGGGACAGGTGCCGGTAAGAGTACACTCATCAAAGAAATCGTGCTTGAGATCCTTGAAAACACACCCGACTCAGTAGGCATGGTGTCACTTGAGGAGTCCGTAGGAGATACCGCTCAGAAGTTCATCGGGATGAACCTCAAGAAGAACCTGTCCGAGAGCGAGACTACCGAAGAGGAGCAGTACGAAGCCTTCAAGCGGGTCTTCAGCGACAACCGGCTGGTTCTGCTAGACCACCAAGGCTCGGTAGGTGACGGATCCTTGCTTGAAAAGATCGAACAGCTGGCCGTGATGGGCTGCAAGTACATCTTCCTGGACCACATCACGATTGCAGTATCTGAGGGGTCAGAGGGTAAGGAAGGCAACGAGGCCACTGACGCTGTGATGTCCCAGCTGCTCAAGATCGTGATGAAGCACGGCGTGTGGTTAGGAGTAGTGTCCCACCTGCGTAAGGCATTTCAGAAGAAGGCCTTCGAAGAGGGTGGCCTACCATCTGTTGACGACATCAAGGGGTCGGGCTCAATCAAACAAATCTCGTTTGATATCCTGGCCTTCGCTAGAAATATGATTGCGGATACCGTCAAAGAACGCAACACGATCAAGATGCGGGTACTCAAGAGCCGCTTCACTGGCAAGACCGGTGATTGTGGATCCTGCAGCTATGATCCGAATACAACCCGGCTTAGTGCCAACAACATGGTAGACTTCGAATGAAATGGATCTCACTTAAAGACGCCGATTGGGTAAACCTAACCACCCGTGTTCCTCTCCATGACCCATATGACGAGGAAGAATCTATCCGAATCGCAATCCGACTAACAGAACAACGACTCAAAGACCTCAACACCGAGGAAGACAGCCGGAGCTAAACCAATGAATCCTTTTGATTACTTAGCAGAGCGGGTAGCAGCCATACTACCCGACTCCGAGAAATACCAGAATCACGGGGCAGTAATATTATCAATGTACACAGAGTGGAATGAAGATATCGTCAACGCCTCTTGGGATATGCTACTCAAGCACTGCACCAAGAGTCGAGACACCCGGTACACAGCAGCTGTTAAACTCACCTTCATCTCAGCAGCTATCGGCAAGATGGTCTGTGAGCATGTCCAGGTACCGACGCCGGAGATGCGAACGCTACTCGCTGTGGGTGACCTCATGCTGGAGACATTCCTGCAGGACGACCTCGTTGAGATCGAGAGGGAGTACGATGGTTTCAAAGCACCGTACCTAGTCAGGATCCTGCACCAGAGGAGCCGCGTAAAGCCAACGCTGATCGGAACAACCTTCACTACACCGGCGGCGATAACCTCGGGGGTATCTGACGTGACCCATAAAACGTTCATCAAGGGTCGGGACGCCAGCGAATCATTCAAGAAGTACTTAGATACACCCTTTGTTAAGGCAACCGAGATACTCCGTCAGCAACCGTGGGCGTTGAACCTACACGTACTCAAGGCAGCTAAGGCTAACCCACCGCCGGTAACAATCGAACTGATCGATGGGGATGGGGTCATCGTAGAACTACTGTTAGACGACATCACCAAACTAACAGACGGGATGACCCACCTGGATGGCACACAGTTCCTCGGTCGGAACGATCCAAGGGTCCAGCGATTGAAGTCTAAGTCGTTCGAGTACAACCAGATCATCAAGAAGGCAGATCTGATCTGCGATCAGGGCTTCCCGTTCTACCAAGAGATCTCACGCGACTATCGAGGAAGGAGCTACTACTCCGAGTCCTTCTTAGAGTACCAAGGATCTGACCTTGCCCGTAGCCTCTTTTTGTTCTACAACGAAGAGGAAATGACCCGAATAGGGTACCGGTTTCTCTGCATCCATGCGGCCTGTTCCTACAATCAGTCGTATACGTTAGAGGAATTGTCTCAGCTTAAGTGGATCACGAGCGACTACATTACGTACCTAAAAGAGCAGGGGCTAGATACTATCTCGGTAGACAAGATGACGCTCGATGATCGCTTTAACTGGGTTATGGCCAACATCTACACCATTTGTGAGTGGGGCAACGGAAACGCGGTCAAGCCCGAAGCGGAGAAGCCATATGCCTTCTTAGCCGCCTGCGTAGAGATAGCAGGGTATACCCAGAGTGTCCACCAGAGGCTACCTTTTACCTCTGGATTACCCATCCCATCGGATGGATCAAACAACGGCACACAGCACATGGCTGCCTTGTCCAAAGACCTGCGGGCAGGAGACTTAGTGTCGCTGACCCCATCGAAGATCCAGAAGGACTTCTACGTTTCAGTAGCCCAGGTACTAAAGACGATCATCCCGGATTTCTTTACTCGGGTTAACATGGCTATGAAGGACATCAGAAAGGGCATCTCTAAGCGGGCCTGCATGACGAGGAGCTACTCAGCTGGTAAGACACGTATCGCTAAGAACATGTACGAAGACATGCACGCTGCTGGGTTGTCTCACAAGTACTCAGTAACAGAGCAGGAATGCACTATGCTGGCTGGCAACATGATCCGGGCCATCAACGACGTCTGTACTGGCCCACTCAAGACAGCTAAGTTCTTGCAGGAGTTAGCCGAGCATGAGCTCGATGAGGGTGAGAACGAGATGTCCTGGGTGACACCGTCAGGCTTCCCTGTAGTCTACCAAGCCTACCTGCAGAGGCAGACCAAGCAGAGGGGCATGATCAAGGGCATCAAAGGAAACAAGGATGGTAGGGTCATGCATGTGATACGCGAAGATATCATCGGCAAGGACTCACACAAGCGGGTTCCATGCCGGAGATCCTTCGCGTCAGGAATCTCTCCCAACTTCATCCATTCGATGGACTCCGCGCATATGGACAACACGATTGTTGCCTTCGGCGGTTCCTTCGCTGCGGTACACGACAGCTTCTCAGTACATGCCGACAGGGTACCTCGCCTGAGGCAAGTTGCCAAGGAACAGTTCATAAAGCAATACTCGATGACCAACGGGTTTGACTACATCGAGCTGGCCTTGATGAAGCATCAACCTACCTTTCAGTATCCACAACCAGTGTCGGGCCAACTCGACATCAACCAGGTAATCAAAAGTGACTACTTCTTCTGCTAATTTCTTTAAGTACAACTCGATCGGGCAATTCCACAATGTAGTCAAGGAGATCCGGGAATACTACGATGGCAAGCCACTCCCGGTGGTTAGCTTCAAGGGCACAGTGAAGGCCCACGGAACTAACGCTGCTGTGGTGTATACACCGGCCACCAACGAAGTTACCTTCCAGTCGAGAGAACGAGTGTTGAGTCTAGTGGCTGACAACGCCGGGTTCATGCTGTACATGAGCCAACACAAGGATTGGCTTAGACAATTCTGTCTCGATACCCTGAGTATCGGGACGCCAGACAGCTACGTTGTCTATGGTGAGTGGTGTGGCGGGAATATCCAGGCCAATGTCGCGATCAACGGGTTGCCTAAGATGTTCCTTATCTTCGGTGTCAAGACAGTTAGCCTTGGCGTAGACACCTGGATCGAACACTACGCCGATGACCCATCGAAGAACATCTACCACATAAGCCGGTTTGGTACCTTCATGCAGGTCATCGACTTCAACAATCCAGATGACAGCACAGACAACCTGCGTGCGATTACCGACGATGTCGAGGCGCGGTGTCCTATCGGTGCCTACTTCGATAAGGAAGGTATCGGTGAGGGCGTGGTGTGGACCTCGGTTGGTGCAGAACATTTCCACCAGTTCAAAGTTAAGGGTGAGAAACACTCAGCATCTAAGGTGCGAGTATTAGCAGCAGCTGATCCAGACAATATGAAGGCGAAAGAATTTGTAGAGTCAGTAGTAACAGAACAACGGTTAGAGCAGGGCCTACAGTGGCTCTTGAACGAACAACTAAAGCCATTCGATATGCCCAGTATCGGTGACTTCCTGCGGTGGGTATACGGTGATGTGATCAAAGAAGAGTCAGACACTATCGTAGCCTCGCAGCTGGACCCTAAGAAGTTAGGTGGTCCTATCGCACTCAAAGCGAAACAGTGGTATATCAGCAAACTAAACAATCAAGGATAATTAATGACTCAATTTCGTACAGCGTTCGGGGAAACCATTTTCAAAGCTAAGTATGCACAAGGACCGGATGACACCTGGGATAATGTGTCTGAGCGGCAGGTCGAAGATGTGTGTGGCACCCGATGGGGTACCCTGCCTGCGCTGATGTCAGCCGACGAGCAGAAGCAGCTAAAACAGTATATCAAGGAAATGAAGTTCATCCCCGGAGGCCGCTACCTCTACTACGCGGGTCGAGACTTTAAAGCGTACAACAACTGCTACCTGCTGCGTAGTGAAGAGGACACCCGCGAGGACTGGGCGAATACAGCTTGGAAGTCCATGTCCTGCTTGACCACGGGCGGCGGTATCGGGAATGACTACTCCCGACTGCGCCCTAAAGGCAAGACCCTGAGGCGTACAGGAGGTACGTCCTCTGGTCCGGTACCTTTGATGATGGCCATCAACGAGATCGGTCGGAATGTCATGCAGGGTGGATCACGGAGATCCGCCATCTATGCGTCACTTAACTGGGCTCACGACGATATCCAAGACTTCATGACAGCAAAGAACTGGTCACCCGAGATTGCAGCAATGAAGGTCAAGGACTTCAACGCTAGCGCACCTCTCGACATGACCAACATCAGCGTCAACTACGATGATGCCTCTCTCGTTAACGGTATCGAGAACAACGAGATCTTCAAGCAGAACTGTCGGCAGGCCATGATGAATGGCGAGCCGGGGTTCAGCTTCAACTTTGGAAACAAACAGAATGAGACCCTTCGCAACGCTTGTACCGAGGTTACCTCCGAAGACGACAGCGATGTCTGCAATTTGGGTAGCATCAACATGGCTAATATTTCGTCTCTGGAGGATTTTAAGAGTGTTGTTGCTCTTGCTTCTAAGTTTCTGGTATGTGGCACGATGCGTGCTGACCTGCCTTATGCAAAGGTTTATAAGGTACGGGAAAAGAACCGACGCCTAGGCCTGGGACTCATGGGCATTCACGAGTGGCTGCTGAAGCGTAACTACGGCTATGAGGTAACAGCTGAGCTGCATAAGTGGCTAGCCGCGTGGAAGTCAGACGGAGAGCAAGCAGCTAACGAACACTGCGATCGCTTCCATTTGTCTCACCCAAAGGGTTACCGAGCTATCGCCCCTACAGGATCAATCGGTATTCTAGCTGGCACTACCACCGGCATTGAACCCCTCTTTGCTGTGGCTTACAAGCGGAGGTTCCTCACCGAAGGTACTAAGTGGAAGTACCAGTTTGTTGTCGATGGAACAGCACAAACGCTTATCACAGAGTACGGAGTGGACCCGACTAAGATTGAATCAGCACTCGACCTGAGTACTCAGTATGAGAAGCGAATCAAGTTCCAAGCAGATGTACAGGACTACGTTGATATGTCGATTTCCAGCACCATCAACCTCCCGGCTTGGGGGTCTGATGGTAACAACGAAGGCCAGGTTCAACAGTTTACGGACACGCTCGCTAAGTACGCGCAGCGGCTCCGGGGCTTCACCTGCTATCCAGATGGAAGCCGTGGTGGTCAACCACTGACACCTGTGCCGTATGCTGAGGCTATCGCAAACGTGGGCACTACGTTCGAGGAAACTGATATTTGTGATATCTCCGGTAAGGGTGGCACTTGCGGGGCTTAACGGTTTTAGTTGGTACCTATAGAAAGAAAACACAAACAGGTAACGGAGGAAATATGCACACGAAAGAAGCTAGAAAGGACTACGACCAAGCAAACAAAGAACGCTTCGCAGCCAGAAAGAGGGAATACCGTTTGGCTTACGAGGCGGCCAACAGAGAGAGGCTCTCAGCCCAAAGGAAAGTGGCCTACCAACGCCGTAAGGTCGCGATCAAAGGGTACAACAAGGAGCGACAGGCCCAGCCGGATTACCAACTATCTTCTTACCTCCGACGCGTCTGCCGGGTTTACGGTATAAGTAAAGAAGAAGCGCTGCTATTCCACGAGCGCACCAAACAGGCATGCGAGCTGTGCTCAAAGCCTTGGGACCAGAGTGAGCGAAGGCGGTTCAACATAGATCACAACCACCAAACAAACACTGTTCGTGGTGTGCTCTGCGACAACTGCAACTATGCGGTTGGGCATCTAAAAGATAACCTTGGGCTGGCACGTCAATTGGTCTCTTACCTCGAGAAATACGAAGATGCTAAAATCTAAATTGCCCTTTGAAGAACAGGATATAGTAGACAAGCTACTGCTACGAGCAGAAATCCGCAGGAGGATCAGGCAAGCAGCTGGGGGCAAAGAAGACCGCATTGCCATAACCTGCGAAGAAGCTGCGGCTGAGATCGTTAGGCTTAGAGGCTTGTGTAGTCGGTACCTATAGGGGCCAGCGGCCCTTATCTATTCTGTATATGAGGAAATAAATGAAACAATATATTGGGACTAAGGTCCTGAACGCTACCCCCATGTCTCGTGGTAAGTATAACAGCTATCGTGGGTGGGCACTCCCGGAAGAAGAGGATATGGCCGATGAGGGTTATCTCGTCGAATACCTCGATGACGGAAAAGCGAACGATAGCCGACACAAGGGCTACATCAGCTGGTCTCCGAAGGAACAATTCGATAAGACCTACCGCGAGAATGCAGGTGAGCTGAGCTTTGGCCAAGCGATTGAAGCACTCGAACTGGGTCACCGCGTTGCCCGTAAGGGTTGGAATGGTAGGGGCATGTGGTTGGTGCTAGTACCCGGCACGAGCAGTGTAACCTTCAAAGCAGGGTCGGCCTACCATAGGGCAGGTCTAGTTTGTGGTGATATCCTGCCACACATCGACATGTACACTACCAACGCTGGGGGGCGTCGCGCTATGCTTCCTGGTTGGTTGGCTAGCCAGTCTGATATGCTTAGCAAAGACTGGTTTATTGTTTAACAAAGGAACAAATATGAAAAGCTACAAC